GAAGACCCGGTTCGAGCAGATGGACAAGGAGCGCACCGCCGCTCTCGCCGCTCCCCAGTTCCTGCTCCAACACGCCTCGGCGACCGACGCGAGGACGGGCGAGGTCTTCTCGTTCGACTTCAGTGAGGAGTCGGGCTGGGCCTGGCAGGGGGACGTGCTCGACGACTTCCGGATGAACCAGATCACGCTCGCCCTGAAGGCGCGGCAGCTGGGGATCTCATGGATGGCTATCGGCTACGCGCTCTGGAAGGTGCTGACGACGCCGGGCACGAACGCGCTCGCAGTCTCGATCAACGAGACGGAGGCCTCAGTCCTGATCGGTCGGGCCTGGGATCTGTTCGAGTCCCTGCCCGAGCATCTCCGGTTCGAGGTCGAGGTAATACGACCGCAGAAAGGGAGGCCATCGACTCGGATTGAGTTGAAGCACCCAAGTGGACAGATCTCTTCCCTGATCGCGATGCCCTCGACCCCGAAGGCCGGACATGGGCAGGTCGCCACCCTCGTCATCCTCGACGAGCATGCCCGTCACGCCTACGCCGAGGAGGGATGGAAGGCCTTCATCCCCGTCATCGCCGACGGCGGTCAGATCATCATCGTCTCGACCGCGAACGGGATCGGCGGCACCTTCTACGACCTCTGGATGAACGCGGATGACCGGGGGGTCCACACGATCTTCCTACCCTGGAACCTCCATCCCAATCGCGACGAGAAGTGGTACGAGCGGATCGCCAAGGCGCTGCCCGAGTTCGACCGGGCCGAGCAGTACCCGCTCACTCCCGCCGACGCCTTCCTCGGCACGGCAGGCTGCTGGTTCGACTCCGAGGCGCTCTCCTGGTACGCGCAGAAGACGCGCAAGCCCGAGTTCCGCTTCCAGTTCATGGTCGACGAGGACGGCAAGAGGGCGAAGGTGACCCGGCGCAAGGACGGCTGGATCCACCTCTACGACCACCCGGTGCCGGGGCGCGACTACGCGATCTCGGTCGATGTCGCGACGGGCCGCGGGGCCGACTACTCCTGCATGTACGTGATCGACCTCACCAACGGCAACATCGCCGCCGAGTTCCACGCCAGGATCGACCCCGACCTCGTCGCCGAGCAGGCCCACTTCCTGGGCCGGATGTTCAACACGGCCCGGATCGCGCCCGAGATGGGCGGCGGCTACGGCGAGCCTGTCGTCCTCAGCCTTCGGGATGGGCGGAAAGGCCGTCCGCCCTACCCGAAGCTCTACCGCCACCGGATCGAGGATCGGCCCGACTTCAAGCAGCACATCACCTACGGCTTCCCGATCACAACCAAGACGAGGCCGCAGATCATCAACCAGGCCGAGCAGTGGATCCGCGAGAAGACGCTGCCCCACATGCCCGAGGCCCTGATCCTCGAATGCAAGACCTTCGTCCGCCGCGACGTGAACCCCTCGCCGCGAGCCGCCGACGGCGCGAACGACGACCGCGTGATGGCGCTCTGCCTGGCGCTTGAGCTTTACCGGATCTACGGCCACCACGCCCACGACTCGCGCAGGCGGGTCAAGAAGCGGCGAACGAAGTATCGTGCGACCTACCAGTGGGAGTGAGCCGTCTGGCTCTTTCCCTACGATCAGGCTGATCTCAACCTGAGGAGCAGACCGTGAGCCAGATGATGGATCCGACACAGATGGGACCACCTCCGGGCGCTCCTGACCCGAGCATGGGTGGCGGACCTCCCGATCCGAGCGGCGGCGGTGGGCTTCCCCCGGCGCTGATGGCGGCGCTCTCCGGTGGCGGCGGAGGCGGCTCGCAAGACCTCACCGCTCAGGGGCCGATGGCAGGGGAAGAGGCGTCAGCCTCCGACGCTCCCGCCGACGACCCCAGCAGCGACCCGCTCTCGATGGTCAGAGAGGCCATCGACATCCTTCGTCAGGCGGGGACGGTGGACACGAACGATGTCCGCTCCCACATGATCGACAAGGTCCAGGCCGACCTGCAGAAGATCCTGGCGACCGAGTCGCAGAAGACCGACAAGCTGAAGTCCGCGCTCGGTGGCTGAGAACCTCCACGATCCGTACGAGCCGACGCTGGAGTACTCGACGGCGCTCGACATGGTCGTCGCTGCCCAGCAGTCGGCGGAGCAGTTCTCGCAGAACTACGTCGACAAGGTCGAGCGCCGCTACCGCGCCTACCGCGGGATGGCCGAACTGAAGACCGACGAGGCCGACAACTGGCGCTCGAACCTGACGACGCCCTACATCCTCCAGACCATCGAGGGGATGATCGCGACGATGCTCGACCCGAACCCGATGTGGAACGTGACCCCGCGTCCACAGCCGTTCGAGGCGATTGAGGTGATCATGGCCCGGCTCGGCGGTGGCGAGATCGCCTCCGACGCGCTCCAGTGGGCGATGGACAACGACGACTTCGCGATGAAGCAGCGGCCCTTCATGCAGCAGGACCTCGTTGCCGGGAAGACGGTCGCCAAGATCGGCTGGCGGACGAAGAAGACGAAGAGGATGGTCCTGACTCCGGTCGAGGCCCAGATCCTCGACCAGTTCGGGAGCGTCGTCCACTCCTTCCCCTCGACCCAGGAGGAGGAGCAGAGCGTGACCGTCTTCGACGGCCCGACGATGACGGTGCGCGACGTGCGCGACTTCTTCCGGCCCGAGTCGGCAACCAACGTCGATGACGCGGCCTGGGTGATCGACCGCTCCTGGCAGACCTACGACGCGCTCTACGCGATGCAGGTCGCCGGGCTGTACAAGAACTGCGAGCAGCTGAAGGAGACGCAGAACATCGCGGCCCAGACGGGCTACGGGGAGCGGGAGCAGATCCTCCGAAACCAGGACAGGACGAAGGGCCTGATCGAGGTGCTGGAGTACTGGACCGACGAGCGCGTGATCACGGTCGGCAACCGCAAGGTCGTCCTGCAGGACATCCCCAATCCCTACCGCCACGGACGCAAGCCCTTCGTCGTCTGCTCGGCGATGCCGGACGCCTTCCAGATGGACGGGATCTCCGTCGTCGAGGCCCTCGGCCAGCTGCAGCAGATGCTGTGGACGGTGCAGAACCAGGCCATCGACAACACGCGCCTGGCCGGGAACCTGATCACCCTGATCCGCTCCGACGTGGAGGATCCCGACAGCTTCGAGTTCCACCCCGGCGCTCAGTGGTTCGTCGAGGATCCGGGCCAGGTCAGCACCTTGCCCATCGACCCGAACATCGGCAACACGACGATCCAGCGCGAGCAGCTGATCAAGGGCGACCTCCAGAACATCATGGGCGGTCTGCCGATGGCGGGTGGCGTCTCCTCGGGAACCATCGACCAGACGACCGCGACCGGGATGTCGATCATCACCTCCATCGCGCAGAAGATCATCAGCGCGAGGAAGCAGCATTACACCTGGGCCTACGAGCAGATCGGGGAGCAGTTCCTCCAGGTGATGGGCCAGATGATGCGCGGCGACCGCGCCATCAGCGTGATGGGCAAGGAGGGCAACCGCCGCCTCTTGCTCCTCTCACCGCTCGATCTGCAGGGCGACTTCGACTGCAAGATCTCCGTCATGGACGACTCGATGCTGCGCCAGGAGAAGCGAGCCGAGGAGCAGGCCAAGTTCCAGACGGCGGTCAACGCGAGCCAGGTGATGCCCTTGAACCTGAAGGCCTTCATGGAGGACTTCCTCAAGAGCTACGGTGTACAGGATACGGAGAAGTACTTCGCGCACGGCCCTGGGACACAGGGTGCAGCAGCCTCCCCCGCTGCCGCCGGGTCCCCGCCTGGTGGGGTTGGGACGCCACCTTCCCCGGTGGCCCAACCCGCCCAGTCTGTCCCAGGGAATCCCGCCGGGATGACCGCTCCTCCGGGGGGCGGACTCTCGATGTCGCCCGACTCCTTCGCGCAGGCTCAGATGGCACAGGTGGGCAAGACGCAGTAGCCTGGCTGGATGCCGATGTCCCGCGAGGCCCGAGAGGAACTCACTCGACGGCAAGCAGCGTTGTCGGGGCTGACAAAGAATCCGAACTGGCCCGAGTACGTCGCAGAGCACCATCGCGAGATCGCTCGGATCGAGAAGCGGATGCTGCAGGAGGTGAAGGGACCCGGCGCTGTCGACCAGAGAGCCATCGACTTCTGGCGCGGCTGTCTCTTCATCCTCCGCTGGCAGATCGCGATGCCCATCGGGGCGGAGCGGAAGCTGATCACCTATCTGCGCTCCCAAGGCGTGGAGATCGAAGAGGAGGAGGAGATGATCGATGTCTGAGGCCGCAGACGCCGAGCGCGAGGTGGAGGACTTCTTCAACGAGGAGATCTTCGGAGCGAAGCCCGAGGCAGAGAAGCAGGAGCCGTTCCCGACCGAGGTTCCCGAGTCGAAGCCCGTCGCCGAGATCGCGACCGACACACCGCCCGAGGAGGAGCCTCTTCCCGAAACGCCACCTCAGGAAGAGGGAGCAGAACCGGAAGAGCAGCCTGCCGAAGAAGGCGTGTCGGAAACCCCTGAGGAGGTTTCCGACGAGCCAGTAGAGGAGCCGTACGCCGCCTGGGCCAAGAAGCAGTACGGCGACGACCTCGACCTCACGAACGAGCAGACCGCCAAGGTGGCGAGAGCCGCCTACGAGAAGGAGAAGCTGCTCGGCAAGAAGGCCGAGGAGGCGCGTGACCTGCAGCGGCAGGCCGAGGAGCGGGAGATCCAGCAGAGGATCGACGCGCTCAACACGCCGGGGGCGCTGACCCCCGAGGAGGACGAGTGGGTCAACGAGGCGATCTCCGCCAACGACCCCTCCGAGTGGGCCTACAACGCGCTCCAGCAGCAGAGGC